CACGCTCGGCGCTGGGCCTGTCAGTTCTTCGTCCCGGTGACTGTCGGCGTAGGTCGTCGTAACGTTCCCGGGGATCTGCTCGACCAGGAAGTACTCGCTGCCGCCGGCCTTCGTTCGATACAGGCGCCGAGCTGTCGTCCCAGCTGGGCCGGTCGGGATACCAGACACGTCGACGTTCTGACCGCCGGCCGTCGACTGCAACGGTTCGGTCCCGGGGCCGAGCGCGCTGTCGGCGACGTCATCGTCGTAGGTAGTGGCGACGTTCCCGGCCACTTCAACGAGCTGCCGGTAGATGGTCCCGCCAGCATCCGTGCGGTAGATGCGCCTGGCCAGTGTGCCGCTCGGCCCGGTCGGGATCGTTACGGTGTGCTTCTCGCCCCCGGCGGTGCTCGAGGCCGGCGGGTTCGCAGCGCCGAGGCTCGCGTCAGCAACCGCATCCGTGAAGGACGTCGTTGCATTTGCGAGCTCCGCCAGCAGACGGTATTCGCTTCCACCAGCCGTCGTCCGGTACAGGCGCTTCACCAGCGTGCCCGTCGGACCGCTCGGGATCGATGTCACCGAATGCTGCTGTCCGTTCAGGTTCTGGATCGGCGCTGGCACGGTCAGCGAATCGTCCGGGACGTTGTCGGTGAACGTGGTCGTCGCGTTGTCGCCGATCTCGCCGACCAGGTAGTACGTGCTGCCGCCGTCCTTCGTGCGGTAGATGCGGCGCGCCAACGTCCCGGTCGGACCAGTCGGGATCGAGGTCAGCGGGACGTTCTTCCCCATCGACGCAACGATGTCATCGAGCGCCGGGCCTGTCTGGTTCGTGTGGGTGAATGACGACGTCCCGACGCCCATCTCGGCGACTTTGAACAGCGGCGCCGTTCCACCGGTGCCAGCCGTCACTGTGCCGGTCGAATAGACATTCCAGCCGCAGCCTGACGGCAAGTTCTGGACCTCAACGACCGGGTTCGTCGCCTTATTCGTGTCCACACGCCTCGAGGACAGCGCCGACTCTCCGTGAACCGGGTGTACGTAGGTTGTCGCGTAGGCGATCTCCAGGCCCGTGCCATCGCCGAACACCAGCGGCTGGCTGGACTGCGTTGCGACTGGACTGGTCGTGCCGGTGGCGGTGCCGAGCGTCTCGCCGATCGCCGAGACAAACCCGACCTTGTAGCGATACGTCCCGATCAGCGGCCCGTTCACCGTGTGCGTGCCGATCGTCGGGGCACTCGGGGCACTCTGTGCCGTGGCCGTCCGGCTCGCGACCGTTCCGCCGGCGGTTTCCCCGAGCGGCGTCACGTACGTCAGACGGTAGTTGTACGCGCCGATGAGCGGCCCGATCGTGGACGAGACCGCCGCCAGGCTCGGGGCCGTCGGCGCCGCAATCGCGACGGCCGTCCGCGATCCCGCGCTGCTGGCCAGCGTTTCCCCAAGCGCCGTCACATAGGTGACCTTGTAGCCGTAGGCCCCGACCAGCCGGCCGATCCCCGACAGTAGTGCCACCGATGGCGCCGTCGGCGCCGCCACCGCTACCGGCGTGACGGTCAGGGATGTGCCCCCAAGCGTCGTCTCCCCACGCGACGTCACGAACGTCGTGCGGTAGGTATAGGCGCCAGCCATCCGACCGATTCCGCTGGCAAGACTGACGGTGGGGGCGCCCGCCGGCGCGGTGACGACGACGCCCGTCACGTTCGACGATGCCGGCCCTGGGATCGTCTCGCCTTGGCTGTTCTTGAAGGCGACCTTGTAAGAAACGACGCCGACGACACCGCCGATGCCGCTGCCAATGGCAACCGACGGCGCGCTGACTGGCCCGGCCATGCCCTCAACGTTGCTGCCGACGCCGCCCGCCACCTTGCCGCCGTAGGTGAACTCCTGCACGGCGTGAAAGGCGGACCCGCCACCGGTCGCGAACGCGGTGACATCCTGGAGCGGGATGACCGTGACGCCGGCCGCCAGCGCCGCGGTGACGCGGCTACCGGCGCCGCGGACCGTGATCCGGTTGCGCGCCTGGGTGATGTCAGTCGTCTTGACGATCTCTCGCGCGCCGTGCACGCTGCCGTCCTCGATGTCGTGCGCTTCTTCGTCAGCGGCCAGGAAGGCGTGGACCCGCAGCCCATAGTCGACGTACCATGAGCCCCCGACGCGGTTCATGACCTCGTCGATCGCATCGGTGATCCGCGCGTCGATGAATGTCAGTTCCGGAATCACCGGCAGACCCGCCTGGATCTTCGCCGTACTGAAGCCGTCCCCGAAGCCGTTGATGATCGAAACCAGCGTCGCGGTCGCCGACTGCGACAGGAACGAGGTCGTCATCCGGTCCGCGTTCAGCCGGTACTCGTAGGACGTGGCCTGGATGTCGTACGCGACGTTGTCGGGATTCAGCGGGTTGTCGGCCAGGTAAATCTGCGACACCTCGACGATGTGCCCAGCGAAGACATAGTGCGCGGAGTCGAGCTCACCAAGCGCGATCCGGATCTCCTGCCCGGCCACCGGCACCACGCCCATCAGCCGCATCGTCGCGCGGTTCGGCGTACCATTGAGCAAGTCTTCGATCGACAGCCCTTCGATCAGCACGCGTCCGTCCGAGACACCGTCGATCAGGAACTTCAGGACCGGCTGGTAGTAATCGAGCCGAGACCCGCCCAGCCGCATCACACCAAGGCGGGCATACGTGAACGCCGGCTGCGATCCAGAGATCGGCATTTACCGCCTCAGCCCACCGCCGGTGCCGACGCGGCTCAGCACAGCATCGCCGACCGTGCGCGCGAGCCGGTTCACGCTTTCAGGGTTGTCGTAGAACGAGCCCTGCGCATTGACGTTGACGGTGACCGAATTGCCGCGCAGCGACTGCAGGGCCGGACCAGGCGTGTTCAGGTACTGGGTCACGCTCATGCCGTCAGGCTTGCGGGAGAGCCATTCACCCTGGGCCAGCGCCAGATTCAGCGCGCGGAACTTCGACGTCAATTGGTCGACCATCTTCATACCGTCGGACAGCGCAGACGTCTGGGCCTTGTGGTACTCCTCGACGAGCGCATCCGTGATGGCGAGTTCGTCGTTATACCGACGCTGAAAATCGGTGAGCTGGTGAAGTCCTTCCAACTGCGGCGTCGTGTTCGGACCGACCGTCGGAGCCTGCGTCAGACCGACACCCAGATTCGTCGATGGCAAGAGCCCTGTCGTCGGGTCCAACCCTGAGAGTTGCCGAATCTTCTTCTCCAGCGCGTCGTACTTCTTCCACGAAGCGTCAGTCACGTTGCCAGTGGTAATCAGCGCCTCCTGTGCGCGTTTCATTGCTGCCACCATGCCATCGAACGCTGACGGCATCGGGCGCAGGCCCTTCGCGTCGAGCTCACGCAGGGCAAGCAACATCACATCCGACGCCTCAACCAACGTGGCGCCGGTGAACTTCTGGACCTCGGTGTTCACTTTGATGAGCGCCTCGACCTCCTTGTCTAAGGCATCCTCGAGTTTCTTGACGTTCGCTGGCAGTTCAACCGGGGCAATCCCTGGCAGCTTCGGCAAGAGCCGGTCAGCGGCCGCGCCCGCCGCATCCATGGACTCGACGAGCGACCGGAGCCCAAGGAAATCAGTGAACTCTCGGAAGAATGCGCCGAGCGCTTCCCCAGCGACCGCCTTCGCGCGGCCACCGAACCGCGTCAGTGCGTCCCCGGCGTCATCGATCGCTTTGACCGCAGCCGCGCTCATCCCGGCCGCCGAATCGCGTACGTCGTCAAACCCGCGCTTCAGAGTCGGCAAAACGGCCGCGCCCGTCCTTCCGAACAGGTCCATCGCGATGGTCACCTGCTGGGCGGGATCCTCGATCTGCCTGATGGCGTCGGAAATCGCTATGAATTGATTCTCCGGCGTCATGCCGCGGAGGTTGGCCATCGTCAATCCAAGCGCCTGCAATGCCTTGTTGGCATCGGTCGACCCGCCGGCAATGCGGTCCTGCATGGAAACGACGGCTCCGGCCAGCTCCTCGACGGAGTTCCCGGCGTCGTCCCCGGCTGACTGCAAACGCTGGAGAGCCTCGACAGATAGCCCCGTTCGCGCTTCGAGCTTGGTGAGATGATCAGCGGCCTCGAAGATCGCCCGACCGAAGTTGACAACGGTTCCCACGCCGAATGCTACGCCGAACGCGCCGGCAAGACTCGACGCAACCGACCCCATCTGACCCAGCGCGCTCGTGGCGCCCTTCGCCTGCTGCGCGAGATTGGCGATGCGGTCCGGCACATCGATGCCCATGGCGCGCATCTTTGCCGCAGCATCGGCGGCCGTCGATGCCACCCGCTTGAGTTCGGCTTCGGTGAGTTTTGCCGCGCCGCCGATCCGGTCGACGGCTTCAGCCATCAGCGTGGCTTCCTGAATGACCTTCGTCCCAGCGAAGGAATTCGTCATTCTGTTCAGCGACGTACCAACCCTGGCAGAGCTCGACTCGAAGCCACGCAGCTGGGTGTCCGCCTGCTGCACGGCTCTGGTGAAGTCGCTGAAGTCCGCCAGGAACTTGCCGCTGATCGCCATCCTATTCGGCCGTCTTGTTCAATTCGTCCACGACCACCGCGTAGACGTCAGGGTCTAGTTGGGCAACGCCGTGGTACCCACACCCGACGAACTTGCCGACAGCGATGTCGCTGAGGACGCGCTCGCGCCAGTCAGGGTAGTTTTTTTTTCAGCGTCCCGCTCGGCCTGGGTCGCATCGGCATGCGCTTCAACAGCCTGGCGGATCTCAGCGAAGTCATCAGGGTCGAGCGCGTTGAGCGCCGATTCGATCTCCTCGACGGACTTCCCGCGAATCGGAAACTCTGACAGCGACCAGTCCACCAGGTGAGCCGACGCCTGCACCATCCCAGCCTCGAGCGGATTCACGCGCATCCGCCCGTCAGCCGTCGAGACGTACAGGCGCGCGAACGCGGCGCGCTGCTCGCCGGTGTTCAGCCGCTTCTTCACCTCGATCCAGTCGCCCTGCTCCTCGGCGAAGGCAAGGCGCGCGGCAGACTCAGTAATCTCGTCGGTGAGCCGCTGCTGGTCTTTCAATGATTTGGGTTTGGTGCGCTTCAGGAGTGCCTCGTGGGCACGCCTGTGGACGTCGGCAAGATAGATCCGAACGGACTCAGGCTGCACGAACCTGCTGATTCCCACGGTATTTCCCCTACGGTAAGAGTTCCCCGAGTGATGCCACGATTTCCCTTGGTCCGAGAGCCGAACCCGTCTCAATGCGCTGCACGGGCCACCGCCACTCCCGCGGTTTGTCCTTCACCTTGATCGGTGCGACAAAGACGAGACGACCCTGCGCCTGACCCTGTGCGAGGTTGAAAGAGTTCGACTCGACGAGCGTGGCGCGCAGATGCCACGTCCCATCTCGCTGCCGCGCCACCGTGTAGCCCTCGATCGATGCGGCTGGGTAGTAACCCCACACCAGACGCCCGACCTTGCCGCGAACGACTTCACGCCCGATCACGACTTACGGATTCTGCGTCCAGTTACCGGCCGCATCCCACGAGCCGTTGAAGTCGACGACGCCGTCGTGATCGACGGTAATGGTGCCGTCGAGATGCGCGAGCCCCTGATGGTAGTACGTCAGCTGCTGCGAATCCTCGATGAGCCTGAGCGTCACCGGCGTGCTGCCAAGCACCGCCGCGAACAGCGCAGGGGTGGAATCGCGGGCGTACCGTCCTTTGATGTTGCCGGAGAAGTCAGGCAGCCCGACCACCTTCACGTGATTGGTGTCGCCGAAGGCCGTCGCCTTGACCTTCTCCTTCTCGGCATTGAGCGACCAGCCGTGGATGTCGGCGAGCGTCGCCAATGAACTGCCGCCGGCGGGGTCCATCTGGACCAGCCCGTTCTTTCCGTGAAGTCGATTCGCTGCAGACATGCCGTGCTCCTCTCGATTCGTTTCCTGCGCCGCCCGTGGAGTTTCTTACGCTGACCGCCCGAGAATGACGATCTCGTAGGTTACCGGCGTGCTGCCGCCACCGTTCGCGACGTTGATCAGGTCCCCGGTGCCAGCAGTGACCGCGCCGATACCAGCCGCGTCAGGCGCGAATCGCGAGAAGAATCCGCCGGGCCCGATGTCGACGCCGTCACCGGCCGCCACGAACAGCGGGAAGCCGTTCGATGCCGGGCGCGTCACGCGCACCGCGTTGGTATTGCCGGATGACGCCTTGATGAACACACCGACGATCTCCGCGAACGTCAGCGTCGCGCCGAACACGCTCGCCAGCACCGCAGCGAGATCGAGGTCTTCGTTTGCACTCGCAGACAGCGTGCGCGTGTCCGACCACATCAGGTCGGCCTGATTGGCCCCGGTGCCGCTCGTGAGTGCGGTGGTCTGGCTCAGTGCAAAGTCGAACGTCGGTGTGCCTTGGTCAGCCGTTCCGGTCAATCGACCGGTCACCATGAGCTGCACATTGGCTGTGAGTGGCATCGTCTCTGCTCCTACGCGGCTGGTGCCGCCATAACCCGATACTGCCCGCCGCGGCGGTACCACCGAATCGACGGGTCGACGTCATCGACTTCAGTCAGCCGAATCCGCGACTCGCGCTGCATCAGCATCATCCGGTAGCCGGCGATCGTCAGCGTCTCGTTGTCGAGCAACGCATCGATCCGCGCGGCGGCAGCGGCGATGTTCGCGCTCGCCGTCGACAGCGCCCGGGCCTCGACGAGATACAGCGCGTCTTCATGGTCCCGGCCGCCGAACTGCTGCACGTCAGCCGCGTTCACGAGCGAGACGATAACGAACCGCGTCGAACCCTGCGCCGCCTCGTCCCAATACACGCCGTTCGGCATGTAACCCAGGAGCGTGGCGTCACTGGCCAGCTTCGCGACCAGCGCCTTGTCGATCTCGCCGGAGTCCGCCATCAGGCGGCCCTTTCCTCACCGCTGACGACCAGCCCGTGACGCACCAGCATCGCCTTCAGCGCGCCGTACATCCGGTGTCGCCACTTGATGACGCGCGGGATGAAGACATGGCCCGGCGGCATCGAGCCGCGGTTCGCGCCGATCGACGCGTGCCGGGCCTGAGTGCCGTTCTCGAAGATCCACGCGTGCGGCGCTCGATTCCTGACGATGGCACCCACACCGAACCGGCCAGCCGCTGAGCGGATGACAGCCATGCCGTTGCGAAGGTTTCCCGTGCGACTCGGATAAGCCGCCTTGATCTCCTGCGCTGCACCGTCGGCGTGCTGCAGCACGATGCCTGACGCTTCATCGGCGAGTTCAGCCGGCAGCTTCCGCAACTCGGCCCGCAACTCGTCGAGCCCGTCCCAGACGATCCGGTTCCTGGCAGCCATCAGGGCTTTTTCTTCAATTCGGTCAGCTCTTCGTTCAACCCGCACGAACACGCGTCGGCGGACGTCACGCGTGCACAGGTCGAGTGGTGCCGAATCCACGGCGCAAGGCGCAGGCACGTGGACTCGACGACCGCGGGATCGAGAACAACAATGCACGACTCAGAAACGACGGCGACCACATCGGCGACGGCGTGACCTGGCGCCGGAATCAGTTCGATCAACGTCGCTTCATCGACTGCCGTTCGAACAACGACACCGCGCAGGAGCGACGAGATGTCGACTCCGTCCAGTAACACCTTGGACTTCGATCCCTGCGGCGGTAGC